CTGGCCACGGTCAACTCGTTCCCGCAGTCCGGCGCTGCCATCATCTTCAACGGCGTCGCCTCGACCTCGGCTCCGCAGAACTTGATCTACCACAAGGACGCTTTCGCGTTCGCCACCGCCGACCTCCTGCTCCCGCAGGGCGTCGACATGGCCTCGCGTCAAGTCCACAACGGCATCTCCATGCGCATCGTTCGTGATTACGACATCAACAACGACCGCATGCCCTGCCGTATCGACGTCCTGTACGGCTACGCCGCCATCCGTCCCGCCGCTGCCACCCGGCTGCTCGGCTAACCCCCTCCCGAAGGAGATACAACTATGGCTATCCCGAACATCGGTGGCGGTTCTCAGATTGGCGACGGCAACCTCAACGAGGTTGTTCTCGCCGTCGTTCCCGCCCCGCCCGCTGCCACCGTCACCGCCACCCTTTCGGTGGCGCAAATCACCAGCGGCATCCTTCTTGGCAGCCCCGGCACTTCCGCTGCGGCCTACACCCTGCCGACCTGCGCCACCCTCGACGCAGCCCTCGGCAACGCCAAGATCGGCTCGTCGTTTGACCTCGCGGTCATCAACGTCGACGGTTCGTCCTCGGGTGTCATCACCATGACGACCAACACTGGTTGGACCCTCGTCGGTCTTATGACCATCGTGGCCACCGCCGGCACCGCCCAGGCTTTCCGCGCTCGCAAGACCGGCGACGCAACCTGGACCCTGTATCGTATCGCGTAACGCCTACCCCGCCCCGCCTTAACCGGCGGGGCGGCACTACCCTTGCCAACGACAGGACGACAGCATGACGACCGCAGGAGACATCATCTACGGCGCGCTCCGGCTGATCGGTCAACTGGCCGAGGGCGAGGTTCCGTCGGCGGACACGGCGCAAGACGCGCTGGCCGCGATGAACATGATGATTGATAGCTGGAGCACCGAGAGGCTCGCTGTCTACGCCACCCAAGATCAAGTCTTCACATGGCCCGCAGGACAGGCAGTCCGCACGCTCGGGCCGACCGGCAACTTCGTCGGCCTGCGCCCCGTGCAGCTCACCGATGCGACCTACTACGTCGACCCGCAGGGCCTGTCGTTCATGCCCGCGATCATTAACGAGGCGGAGTATAACGCCATCGTCCTCAAGACGGTGACGAGCACCTACCCGCAGGTCATCTACGCCGAGGCGTCGAACCCGAACGCGACGTATTCGGTCTACCCCGTGCCGACGAAAGACATGATCTGGCACTTCATCTCAGTGCTGGAGCTGTCGCAGCCCGCGACGCTGGGCACGGAACTGGTCTTCCCGCCCGGCTATCTGCGCGCCTTCCGCTACAACCTCGCCTGCGAACTGGCCCCGGAGTTCGGCGTCGAACCGTCGCCGGACGTGAAGCGCGTCGCCATGGTGTCCAAGCGCAACCTCAAGCGGATCAACAACCCGAACGACCTGATGTCGATGCCGAGCAGCATCATGGGCGAGGGCGGGCGGTACAACATCTACACCAACCAGCCGAACTGACATGCGCTCACCCATCCTCGGCAGCAGCTATGTGGTCCGCAGCGTCAACGCTGCCGACAACCGCATGGTCAACCTGTACCCCGAGGTGTTGGCCGAGGGCGGGCTGGAGGCTGCGTATCTCCAGCGGTGCCCCGGGCTGCGGCTCATCTCGACCGTTGGCGCAGGCCCCATCCAAGGGCTGTGGTCAAACGGCAACACCGGCTACGTCGTGTCGGGGCAACAGTTCTACTCGATCACGGCTGCTGGCGTCTCGACGCTGATCGGCACGGTCGAGAACAGCGGCCCGGTGTCGATGGCCGACAACGGCACGCAGTTGTTCATCGCCGCCGATCCCAAGGGCTACATCTACAACTTTGACACGGGCGTGCTGGCCGAGATCACCGACGAGGACTTCCCTGGCGCGAGCACGGTCGGCTATCTCGACGGCTATTTTGTCTTCACCGAGCCGAACTCGCAGCGGATATGGGTGACGACCCTGTTCGACGGCACCACGGTGGACCCCCTCGACTTCGCCAGCGCCGAGGGTGCGCCGGACGACGTGGTCGGGCTGGTGGTCAACCACCGCGAGGTATGGGTCATGGGGACCAACTCGACCGAGGTCTGGTACAACTCCGGCGGCGCAGACTTCCCTCTGTCGCGCATCCAGGGGGCATACAACGAGGTCGGCTGCGTCGCCCCCAACTCGATCGCCAAGCTGGACAACAGCATCGCATGGCTGGGGCAGGACGCCCGGGGCCGCGGCATCGTCTACCGGGCAAACGGCTACCAAGCCGAGCGCATCTCGACGCACGCCGTCGAGTTCGCCATCCAGAGCTACGCCGACATGACCGACGCGGTCGCCTACACCTACCAGCAGGACGGCCACGAGTTCTACGTCCTCAACTTCCCGCTGGCCGACACGACGTGGGTGTTCGACGCCGCGACGAGGGCGTGGCACGAGCGGCGCGGCCTCAAGAACGGGGTGTTCACCCGCCACCGCTCGAACTGCTTTGTCAACTTCAACGGTTTGTTGGTCGTCGGCGACTTCGAGAACGGCAGCCTGTACGAACTGGATCTCGACACGTTCGCCGACAACGGCTTGGTCCAGAAGTGGCTGCGCCGCTGGCGCGCGCTGCCGACCGGGCAAAACGACTTCAAGCGCACGGCGCAGCACGCGCTCCAGCTTGTCTGCGAGACGGGCGTCGGCCTTGTCGGCTACCCCGACGATGAGGCGCTGCTGGTCGAGACGGGCGTCGAGCTGCTGGTGTCGTCCGGCGTCCCGCTGCTGATCGGCTACCCCGTCACCGAGGGGTCCGATCCGCAGGTCATGCTGCGCTGGTCCGACGATGGTGGTCACACCTGGTCCAACGAGCACTGGCGGTCGATGGGGCTGATCGGGCAATCGCAGACGCGCGTCATCTGGCGCAGGCTCGGCATGACCGACAAGCTGCGCGACCGGGTCTATGAGGTGTCCGGCACCGCCCCGGTCAAGGTGGCGATCATGGGGGCCGAACTGACGGTGAGCGGCACCAATGGTTGACATCACCTCGATCCCCGCCGCGCGTGTGCCGCTGATCGAGCCGGGCACGACGATCATGTCGCGCGAGTGGTATCGGTTCATGTTCAACCAGTTTGGCCAGACCGGCGCGGGCACCACCGGGCTGGCCCTGAGCGACCTGGAGCTTGCGCCGCTCGGCGAGGCCAACGCCGCGGGGCTGGTCGACGACGTGCAGGGGCTGTTGTCCCTGCCTCCGACCTACCGCCCGGTCCCGCGCCGCGCCGCGTTCGCCAACAGCGCCACGCAGACCACGACGGCCAGCACCGCTACAGCGGTGACGTTCAACACTACGACCTTTACGAACGGGATCGGGCTGGTGTCGTCTTCGCAGGTGACGCCAGGGCAGGCGGGCGACTATCTCGTCAACTACCGGGTGCAGTTCGACAAGACGACTGGCGGCGACGCCCCGGCATGGGTGTGGCTGCGCAAGAACGGCGTCGACGTGGCCAACACGACGGCGCATTGGCACGTCAAGGGGTCGGAAGCCGAGGCTACGCTCTCGTTCGGTTTTCTGATCCAACTGGGGCAGACGGACTACCTGCAACTGATGTGGGCAACGACGGACGTCAATGTTATCCTGCTCGCCCCTGCGGCCACCGCCTACTCTCCCGCAGGCCCGTCGGCGCTTTTGAACATCATACAGGTTGACCCATGACCGTATTCCTCTCGCCTCTCGCCGGCGCTGGCCAGCAGTTCCTTGACAACTCCGGCAACCCGCTGAAACCCGATCGTCATGGACGCGGCGGGGCGGCTGGAGAGCGAGGTGTGGCTGACCGGCGAGGTGGCCTACAAGTTCATCCTGCGCGACAGCACGGGCGCGCTGCTTGGCACCTTCGACGACCTGTACGGCATCAACGACGTCAGTGCGACGGGCGTCCCGTGGGCTGAGATCACCGGGGAGCCGACGACGCTGGCCGGGTACGGCATCACCGACGGCATCACCGCCGCGACCGCAGCGTCCACCTACGCGCCGATCAACAACGCGGCGCTGACCGGCACGACGACGATCCAGGACGCCGCCGCCGCCTCGCATACGGCGGGCTATCTCGACGTGCCGCAGAGCCTCAAGACGGCCAACCACCAACTCGTGCTGGCCGACCGCGGCAAGTCGATCGTCATGAACGGCACCACCCTGACGCTGACGATCCCTGCCAACAGCGCCGTGGCCTTCCCGATCGGCACCGCCATCGTCGTCATCAACGTGAACGCTTCCTCGCTGTCGGTGGCCATCACGACCGACACGATGACGCTGGTCAACTCGACGACTACCGGCACCCGCACGCTGGCGCAGAACGCCATGGCCACCCTCATCAAGGTCGGCGCGACGTCGTGGATCATCGCCGGGCTGGGGGTCACCTGATGGCCGGCATCCTCGCCGTCGTGGCCGGGTTGAGCGCGCAGACGTCGCCTAACCTCGTCATCCTCGACTTCTCGACTGGCTCTGGAGCCGTCACCATCCCGGCGACGCCGTCCAGCGTCGTGATCGAGGCGTGGGGCGGCGGCGGCGGCGGCGGCAAGGGCGACGAGGCCACGGGCGAGGGCGGCGGCGGCGGGGCCGGCGGCTACGCCAAGGTTACCATCGCCCTGACCGGGGCCGACACCGGCAAGACCATCCTGTACGCCGTCGGCGTGGCAGGCACCGGGTCCAACAACGCGGACCCCGGCAACACCGGCACCGTCACGACCGTGTCGAGCGGCACCTTCTCGCTGACCGCGTTGCAGGCGCAGCCGGGCACGGGCGGCTCGTCGGACGGCAACGCCACGCAGGGCTTCGGCGGCACCGCCTCGGGCGGCAGCACCAACACCCAGGGCGCAGGCGCGGCGCTGTTCACCCGCGCCGGCGCGACGGCTACCGCTGGCGACGGCGGGCTGCTCGGCGGCGGCGGCGGCGACGGCGGGCTGCCGCTTTTCGCGGGCGACAACGGCTCGACAGGGCTGCCCGGTCGTGTCCGCTTCGTCTTCACAGTCTAGGAGGGCCGCATGGCCGTTTACGTTCGCGTCCTCATCTCGGCCAAGACCGCCGAAAACACTCAGACGACGCAGTACACCTCCACGGCGGTGACGACGATCATCGACAAGTTCACGGCCACCAACTACAGCGCCACCGCCGCGACGCTGTCGGTCAACGTGGTGGCGCCCCTGGACAACCCGGGCAACGCCAACCTGATCGTCAAGACGGTGACGATCCAGCCGGGCCAGACTTACCTGTTCCCGGAGCTGGTCGGGCAGGTGCTGACCCCCGGCGCGTACGTCTCGTCGATCGCCAGCGCAGCAACCGCTATCAACATCCGCGCCAGCGGGAGGACCATCTCGTGATCGAGGCACTGGAAGACCACTTCATCAACGCGCTGGACCTGCCGCAGCCCGCCGCCGACTGGCTGCTGGACCTGTGGCGGGTCATCCAGGTGTTCGACGACATCCACGACGGCGACGAGGTGGCTGACGTGATGCCCGCGCTGTGGGCCGGGCTGGTGACGATGCCGGGCAACCCCTTCTACCTGTCCAACGCCGCCGCCTTGCAGGCCGCGGTCGCCACCGCCGTCCTGAAATGGCACGCGGCCAACGTCGCCGAGGACGCAGGCGAGGCCGACGAGCGGTCGTTCGTGTGGCGTGCGGCCTACTACGACGTGGTGCTGCTGGTCGTCCTGCTGTGCCATGGCCAAGCCGCCGCGCTGGATATGGCACCCGTCGTCATGATGATGTACGGTGAGCCGTTCGCCGACTACCGGGAGGAGTTCCCCCATGCCTGACGTTATCTCCGGCCTCGCAACAAACAACCAAGCCCGCGCCTCCCGTCGTGCCGCTGACGCACAGGTCCGGTCGGCAGAGGAGGCGTCGCGCATCCAGCGCGAGATGTTCGACCGGCAGGTGCAGCTCCAGGAGCCGTTCCGCCAGGGCGGGCTCGCTGGACAGAACCGCCTGCTGGAACTGCTCGGCATCGGCGGCAACGCGCAGGTGGGCGACTACGGTCGGGACGCCCGCGACTTCTCGATGAACGACTTTGAGATTGACCCCGGCTACGGCTTCCGGCTGGCCGAAGGCAACAAGGCGCTGGAGCGGTCAGCAGCCGCGCGCGGGATGCTGATGTCGGGGTCGATGCTCAAGGGCGCGCAGCGGTTCGGGCAGGACATGGCATCCAACGAATACCAGAACGCCTACAACCGCTTTCAGACCAACCGCAGCAGCCGCCTGAACCCGCTGATGGGGCTGGCCGGCGCAGGCCAGGGGGCCACGAACGTGCTGTCCGGCGCGGCTGGCCAACTCGGCACGCAACTGGGCGAGAACGCCATGGGCGCGGGCAACGCCCGGGCCTCGGGCTACATCGGCTCGGCCAACGCCTACACCAACGCGGTCAACCAGATGAACAACATGGCGGCGCAGGCGTTTGGCATGAGGGGTGGCGGCTGATGCCTATTGACCCGCGTATCGCCCTGCAAGCCATCGGCATCCAAGCGCCCGACGTCCTCGGCGCGATGGCGCAGGGGCAGCAGTACCGTCAGAACCAGATGGCGCAGCAAGCCGCGCAGGCGACCGCGCAGCGCAACGCGATGATCCGCCAGCGCGCCGCTGCGACCGACTTCACCAACCCCGACGCCGTCAACATGTTCGTCCGTGAGGCCGGACCCGACGCGACGCCATACCTCGAAGCGGCAGGGGCGGGCGACACGCTGTTCAGCGCCCGCGCGGCGGAAAGCCGGGCGGCAGGCGATTATACCCGCAAGGCGCGCGGCGAGGACCAAGGCTTCATGCAGCGGGCGATCGGCGCGGTCTATACTGACCCGTCGGACGCCAACATCGCGGCGGTGTCCGAGCAGGCTATCGCGGCGGGCGTCCCGCGCGAGCAGATGACTGCCTATGCCGCGCGTATCCTCGCGGCACCGCCCGAGCAGCGCCGCGCGCTGTTGGCGGGCGAACTGGCCACGTCGACGGAAGGGTTGAAACTGCTGGAGCGGTTCACCCCGGCCTACGATATGCAGAACGCTGGCGGATCTATCATTCCGGTGCAGACGAACGCACTGGCCCCAGGTGCTACGCCGCCGCGCCCGATCACCGTCACGCCGGACCCGTCCAAGTTCAACGACGTACCGACGGCAAACGGTATCGTGCGCGTCTATGGCGACGGTCGCACCGAGGCGCTGCAAGCCCCCGGCGGCGGGCCGCTGCAAGAGGGGCCTTCGCCGGAAGACCTGCGCGCGCAAGCCGAGGCTGCCGCCGAAACGGCTGCCGAAGCGGTGAAAACGCGAGAGGCCGCGCTGACCAACGAGCGGTCAGCGGCAAACACCCGCCGTGTCGTGGCCGCGCTCTTGCCGAACGTCAGTGGCTGGACTGCGGGGCTCGGGTCGCTCACCGCGGTCATCCCCGGGACACCCGCCGCCGACCTTGCGGCCAACCTCGACACGCTGGAGGCCAACTTGAGCTTCGAGCGACTGGCGGAGATGCGCGCCAACTCGCCCACGGGCGGCGCGCTTGGCCAGATCACCGTGCGAGAACTGGACTTGCTCGGCGCGACGATCGCCAACATCCGCAACTCGCAGAGCCCGGAGCAACTGCGCCGTAACCTGCAAGTCATCGACGGCGCGCTGGCTCGGCTTGAGGCTGCCTACGCGGCAGCAGGCCGCGCGTCTCCCGTCGGCGGTGCTGCGCCTGCCGCTGCCGATCCGCTCGAAGGCCGCACGGCGGTCGGCCCCGGCGGTCAACGTCTTGTCCGCCGTGGCGGTCAGTGGGTGTCGCAATGAAGCAAGACTTGCCGCCCGGCTTCCGTCTGGAGCCGCTTCCTGCGCCTGCGCCCGCTGGCGACGGGCTGCCGCCCGGCTTCCGTCTGGAGCCGCTGCCCGCTGCCCCCCGCCGCAACGCTACGCCAGCACCGCGTCGCGACGCGGCGGCTCCTGCTGCGCCTGCGGTCGACGAGTACGACACGCCGATGATCCGCGACGTGCAGCGCACGGCGGAGGGGACGACGTATATCCTGCGTGACTTGGCCCCGGAGGATACGCCGGAGAGCCTTGCGGCGTCGGGGCGCTACCTGAACCCGGAGACGAACACCTGGGAGTTCCCGCGCGAGCTTGAAGGCTCCGACGTGCAAGCGCCCGCGCTTGAGGCGCTACCAATGGTGCGCCCCACCCCCGGTTCCGGCGACGTGGCTGGCCAGATCCTCAGCCGTCTGCCCGCGTCGGTGCGCGAGGCGGCGATGCAAGACCCTGTGGTCGGTCGCGCGCTGGCGCTCAACGCCGGTTTGCAGCGCGGCGGCGCGCGCGTCGGCATCGGGGCCTACAACTTGCTCGGACAAGGTCTGGACCGGCTTGGGCTGGACGGCATTGGAAACGCCATGCAGGCGGACGCGATCGCGCGCCAGAACGCCATGACGGAGTACAACGCCCCCTTCCGCGAGGCGTACGCAGGCACCAACATGACCGGGCAGTTCTTGGGCGAGGTCGCTGCGACCGCGCCCGCGGGCGGCTTGGTGGGCCGCGGCATCTCGATGGCGGGCCAAGGCGTCGCCCGCATCGCACCACAGACGGCGCGGGCTGGCCAAATCCTCCAGCGCGTCGGCCAGTCGACCGCGGCTGGCGGCTTCCTGCCGTCCGCCGTGCGTGCGCCGGCGGCGGGCGCGGCCCCTGGCATCGGTGAACGGCTCGGCAACCTTGCGATCCGCGGCGCAGGCGGCGCGATCTCCGGCGGCGCGCAAGCCGCGCTCATCAACGAAGACGACGCAGGCGCTGGTGCGGCCATCGGCGCGCTGCTGCCGACTGTCGCGGCCCGCCCGGCCAAGTACGCCCTCAACCAACTGCTGAACGGCTTTGACGCGCTGACCGGCACCTTGGGCCGTGCCCGGGCGTCGGAGATCGTGCGCCAATCGCTCGGCATCGAGTACAACGCCGCCGTTGCTGCCCTGCGCAACGCAGGCCCCGACGTCACCGCGCAGCAGGCGCTGGTCGAGGCGGGCGTCGAGCCATCAGCCTTCATGGGTGTCGGTGCTGCCGTGCGCGGGGCAAACCCCGACCCGTTCATCGCGCTGGAAGCGCGGCAGGCAGCGGCCCGTCAAGCACCGATCGATCGGCTGGCGGGCGGGGAGAACCTGACCGCCGCGCAACTGTCGCAGCGCGCCGAGAAGGAGGCCCTGCGCGCGGCCACGGTGCCGATGCAGCAGGCGGAACTGGCCGCAGCCGACGCCTCCGGGGCGCTGGACGTGGCCCCGGTATCTGCGGCGCTGATGGCGCAGGCGGACGCCCCTGGCGTGGGGACGACCAACAGTCGGGTGCTGGCAGAAATCTCGGCGGCACTGGACGCGCTCGCAGCGCGGCGCGGAGGTGTCGCCTCGGCGGATGACCTGTACGCCTTCCGCAAGGACGACCTCGACGACATCATCTCTCGCTCGTTGAGCGGGCAGCGCGGCGGCGACATCACCAGCCAAGCCGCGCGCAGGAGTGAACTGGTGCGCTCTGCGCAACAGATGCTGGACGACGCCATCGAGGCGGCAGGCGGCACCGGCTGGCGGCAGTACCTTGAGGCGTACTCCAGTGGCTCTGACGCCATCCGCCGGCAGGCGATGATGGGCGTCGCCGGGCGGCAACTGCGCAACAGCCCCAACGCCTTTGCCAACCTCGTCGAGGGTGAGACGCCCGACGTCGTGTCGGGCGTGTTTGGCGGCAACCGTATCGACCTCGCCAACCAGATGAACCCGACCGGCGTCGGGCCGTCGGGTATGGACGCGCTGACGGATGCCGCGCGGCAGATCCGGCGCGACGAGCGCGTAGGGGTGCTGGCAGGCGAAGGGCGCGGGCGGGCGCAGGAACTGCTGCAACAGTCGACCCGCAGCCCGACGCGCAGGCTGCTCAACCTCGTGGCGCGATCGCGCCCGGGCACGGCGGTAGCGATGGACTTCGGGTCCATGCTGATCGACGCCAAGGTGGCACCCCAGGTGCGCCGCGAACTGGCGCAGGCGTATCAGTCCGGGGCCAACATGGACGAACTGCTGTCCATGGTGCCGACGGCTACGCGGGCGCAGATAGCGCGCAACATGATGAACCCGGCGTTCTGGTCGCACCTGACCGGCGCGGGGGCCAACGTCATGGCCGACCCGCCCTCCAACGCCATGTCACCCGCCGCGCAGTAGCTCGGCTCGCTCACGGGCGGCGCGGACCTTGCTGTAGCGCATGTGCAGCCGGGTCAGGTGCGAGGCGCGCGGCTCGGGCCGCTTGGCCTCCGCCGCGATCGCAGCCTTCAACTCGGCCTCAGTCATCCGCCCGATGCTGTCGAGCAGGTCAGTCCACTTGGTCATGGCGTCTTCTCGTTCAGGATGGCGTCGATCATGGCGGTGAAGTTCCGCGCGGCCCAATCGTATTCGTCATAGGTGGCGACGGACGCGACCTCCTCGCTCGGCACCCGGATCGCCTCAAGCGCGGCTCGGACCAGTTCAGCGTAGTGATCCTTATACGCCAGCCAATAAGGCTCGGCGGCGTATTCCCGTACTGCGGAGCGCCGAACCCAAGCGTCAAACAACGCCCGCGCGGCTGTCTCCATCATCGGTGTCATGCGGCCAACTCCTCTGTAGCCAGTTGGGACAGCGACCGCTTGTCGTGCAGCGACTGCCAGATCCTCTCGTCGATCGTCTTCTCGGTCATGAGGACGTAAGCCCACACCGGGTGCTTCTGCCCGCTGCGGTGCAGCCGCCCGACCGTCTGCTCAAACAGCTCCAGCGACCACGGCAGCGACACGAATACGATGTGGCTGCCGCCGTGCTGGAGGTTGAGCCCATGGCCCGCCGAGTTATGCGAGATGAACGCCTCGCCGGCGGCGTTGCGGACTACAAACCGGCTGCGCGGCCCGCAGTCTACGAGGTCGTATACGTCCGAGGTCTGCGGTTCTTCTTGTAGGTTGACGCTCGCGCAGCCGCGACCGCTTCGTCCGCCGTCAAGCCCTCGTTCAACCGCGACGACAGGATACCCCGGCTCAAGCCTGTGATCCTGCACAGTTCTGCCAGATGAAGTTCCCGCCCCTCGTAGATCAATCTGCGCGTCGTGCGTTTGTTGGCTTGCTGCTCTGCCATGCTTGCCCATCGACAGTTCCATGGCGCGTAAGGGCCGTTGACGTCCTTCCGCTCCAAACTCAACCCAAGCTGATACCGGCTCCCCATGTCTGCCCAAAACACGTCGAAACAACCCCAGTCGTCGCACACATAAATGCCACGCCCGCCGTAAGCCGCGTAACTCGGGTCGCGGGGGTTCTCGCAGCGCCGGCGCATCCCCGCCCAAAGCTGCCGAGCCCGTTTGCGATCCTCGGGCAGCGTCGGGCACGCCATACAGCGCACGGATGCGCGCTTGTTGTGCCGCAGCAGGTTCTGCCAAGGAAGTGTTACGATGGCCCCGCAAACGAAACATTCGGCGGAGGCGAGCGTTATCGCCCGCGTAGGTGTAAGTCGCTTTTCGTCTAGTTTCGCTATCAGCTTCAACATCCTTGGCCTCCACCCAGGCACCGTCGACAAGCAGTCTATGGGCGGGCGTCATACGGATGCCGAAGCGTTCGACGACCGTCTCGTGCCCTGAATAGACGCAGCCGCTGTGCGGCACATACTCGACGCCATCGAACACCCGTTCGCTCGCCAGCACGTCCACGATAGGAACCCATCCACGATATTCAGTCAACACTTCCGTTTCGGGATGCAGACATTTCGGGTGGACCAGCAGCATCTCGGTCTGCCCGGCGTTCCACCGCTTGATCGCGTCCGCGTCGTCCAGCGTCTGCGCCTGCGGGTAGCGCCGCTTCAACTCGGCCAACTCCTCGCGGTAGTTGTAGACCAACAGGGTGTTGGCCCGCTGGTTCTCGGCCAGCAGCTCCTCCAGTCGGTCAAACCGATGCGACGAGAACCAGACCGGCTCGGGCGAATAGGCCCACCCGCCGGCGAGCTGCTGGAGCTTGCTCGTCACCGCCGCCGCCGTCAGGGCGGTCACCGTCTCGCCGCCGACCTGCGCGACGTAGTCCCGCTTCATGCGGTCGTATGCCTTCATGTCCATGGTCGACTTGACCTCGACGACGTTGAGCGGCGGCAGCTTGTCGGAATACTCGCCCGCGTCCAGCACGAACGTGGCGGGCTTGATCTTGGCCATGATGCCCGCCAAGGCGCTTGGCCGGGCTACCCACTGGCCGAACTCCCGGCTGATCGGGATAAACCAGGTCTGTAGGAACGCCCCCTTGGAGCGCCCGAGCAGGTCGACGTCGATCACCTTGCACTGGCCGAACACGTCCTCCAGCCCGTTCGAGGTGAACGAGCCGGTCAGGCCC